GAAAGAAATTTAAAGGTGGAGGACTTTATGAAAACATTCATGCAAAACGTGAGCGAATCGCTGAAGGCTCTGGCGAAAAAATGCGCCGAGTGGGCAGCAAAGGTGCGCCAACGGCTGATGCCTTCAAAGAGTCCGCAAAAACCGCCAAACTGAAGAACGGTGGCCCGAGCTTGGCTATCGGTCGTGGCGAAAAACTGCCCGCAGATCGTGGCGCGGGGCTTACCCAAAAAGGCCGCGAGAAGTACAATCGTGAGACTGGTTCACACCTGAAGGCTCCACAGCCAGAAGGTGGTTCACGGCGCGATTCTTTCTGCGCCAGAATGGGGCCAGTGGCCGAGAAAAGCGAGAAGGGAAGCCGCTCAAGGGCTTCAATGCAACGATGGAATTGTCCCGGTTGGTAAGGAGAAAATTATGGCTGACGCACCTGACTACAGTTTTAATGAAGAAGTCGATCCATCCACTGGGCAGACTCAGTATTTCTACACCAACAACACAACCAATAAAAGAACCGAGTTGCAAGATGCTGACTCTTACAACCGCCTAAAAACAAAATTCGACGCAGCCAGAGCATCAGAGCAAGGCGATGTTGCCCCAGCAGCGCCTGTTCGTAAGGCGGCGCAGCCAGTAAGCGAAATGGGCCAGTACGACAAGTTTATGAACACCAAGGTTCCATCAAACTCGCGGTGGATATCTAACGGCGTCTCTGTGTCTGGTGACGAATTGAACGCCATCAAAGAAAAGCAGTTGGCAAATCGAAGCCCCAAAGAATTGGAGCTTGAAGATTTTGCCAATGAGGCAAGAGCCAGTATGAGAGAGAAGCAAAAAAAATCGGGCTTGACAAAAGCCAAGGGTGGAAAAATAGACCTTGGCGACTGCAAGGTGAACACCGCGTCAAAGAACAAATCTTCTCCCGCTTGGTAAGACATGGCGTACTCTGACACCTATGGACAAACCGTCAACGTACAAACGCTGATTGACCACGGCGCTCGGCGCTGCGGCAAGCTGGCCGAAGAGTTGACCTCCGAGCAGGTTCTGTCCGCTCGGCAGTCGCTTGGGTTCCTTCTGTCCAACCTCATCAATCGCGGCATCCAGTATTGGGCGATCCAGAAGGAGGTCATTGGCCTCACCCCTGACAAGTACCGCTATACGCTGCCTGACGGGGCTGTAGACACGCTCAATGTGCTGTACCGCACCATGACCCGCCCAGATGGCTCCTACTCCTCCTCGGCTGGCGGAACGGTATCAAACCTCTACGACGGCGACATTGACACCTATTGCCAGCAAACCTCGGCCAATGGGAACTTCACGGTCACCTACGGGACGACCAACACCATCTACGCTGGGTCGATAGGATTCCTGCCCTACATTGCTGGCGGTGGCTCGGCAACATGGACGATTGCGCTCCAATATTCGACAGATGGGACTACATACTCCACCTTGGAGAACCTTGGGGCGATTGCGGTGACGGACAACACTTGGGTGTGGACGGACATCGATCCCGGTCAAAACGTCGGTTTCTACCGCATCCAAGCCTCTGGTGGGACGACTTTGGCCCTGCGCGAGTGGTACATCGGGAACAACTCGACCGAGGTGATGATGTCCCGTTTGAACCGCGACGACTACACCAACCTGCCCAACAAGAACTTCACGGCCAACCAGCCTTACCAGTTTTGGTTTGACCGCACCATTCCCAACCCCACGATTTACCTGTGGCCGACGCCAAGCAACGCCTTTGTGCAGATGACTGTCTGGTACTCCAGTCAGATCATGGACGTGGGCACATTGACTGACACCTTGCAGATTCCCCAACGCTGGTACGAGGCGGTTGTGTTCATGCTGGCTCACCGCATGAGCCTTGAGCTTCCGCAGGTCGCAATGGATAGGGTTGGCTATCTGGAGAAGATGGCCGAGAAGTACCTCTACGAAGCCGAACAGGAAGAGCGCGACAAGTCGCCGATCTATTTTGCCCCCAACATCAGCGTCTACACGAGGTAACTGATGCCAATCTTCTTGGACACAGAAGGGCTGACGTCACTTGCAATCGCGGTATGCGACAGATGCAAGATGAAACGCGCCTATGTGGACTTGAGACCAGATGGAAATTCACCGGGACTCCGTGTCTGCGGCCAAGGGTGCTGGGATACCCTTGACCCCTATCGGCTGGCTGCACGCAAAACTGAAAGAATTAACCTTCGGTTTGCACGTCCTGACGTGAGCGTTGCTGCGAACGACAATTACCTGATGACTGGCGGAACAAGCCAGTTCCAGATTTCGACCGAACAAAACACTCAGACTCCTACAAACACGGGGAACAAGGACACCATTGCGCCAAGTCCTCCAGACAATACGAGTACCTAAATGTCCGCACAAGTCACCATACTCCAACTTCCAGCTGCTGGCGCTATTACAGGCACTGAGGCGGTTCCCATTGTTCAAAATGGAGTGACAGTCCAAACTACGACTGCGGCGCTTGCTGGATCACCTGTCCAGACCTACACCTACCTGACGGTCACCCAGACCCCGCAATTGGCAAACAGCCGCTACGTTGGTGTGACCAACGGCTTGGTCATTACGGACGGTGGTGCGCAAGGACTCTTCAATATCAGCACCACAGGCGCTTTATTGTCTTTGGTGAACTCTGGTACTGGATTCCAAGTAAAAACGTCTGCAACGGCCATTACGCCCCGTTCTATCGCTGTTTCTAACGCTGGCCTGTCCATCACCAACGGCAACGGAGTGTCTGGTGACCCAACAATCACGCTGGACGGAGCGCCCCTCAACCTTGCAAACCTCAGCGCCAACGGCCTTCTGACCATCACCACGGCTGGTGGGGTGGGCGCGGTGACCCTGCAAGGCACGGCAAGCCAGATTACGGTGACCTTCGGCAACGCGGTAGGCGGGTCTCCGACCATAGGCTTGGCGGACAACCCCGTACTCCCCGGCGTTGCCAGCGCAACCCTCCCAATTGGAACCACTGGAGACCGCCCGGCTGCTGCTGTCAACGGGATGCTGCGCTACAACAGCACCATTGCACTGTTTGAGGGCTACATCAACGGCGCATGGACAACTCTTGCTTCTGGCTCGGGCGTGACATCCATCATTACAGGGACTGGCCTGACTGGTGGCCCAATCACCTCGACGGGCACTATTTCAATTGCTAATACCACTGTAACGGCTGGTAGTTACACCGCCGCAAACATCACGGTAAATGCGCAGGGGCAGATTACCGCCGCATCAAGCAACTCGTCGTTTGTCTCCTCCTTTACCGCAGGCTCCACGGGATTTACCCCAAATACGGCCACAACAGGCGCGGTGACTCTTGGCGGCATCTTGAACGCATCAAACGGCGGCACAGGCGCTGCCACGTTGACTGGCTATGTGTACGGCAACGGCACGGGCGTGATGACCGCCAGCACGACGATTCCAAATGTCGGCCTAGCAAACAGTTCCTTGACCATTGGTACAACGGCCATCAGCCTTGGCGCAACCAGCCTGACGCTGGGTGGCCTCACTTCGGTGGCCGTCACCCAAGACCCAACTTCCGCCCTGCAACTGGCGACCAAGCAGTATGTGGACGCGGTGGCCGAAGGTCTCCATATCCATGCGTCTTGCGCGGCGGCAACCACGGGGACGCTTGCATCAATTACTGGCGGAACGGTCACTTACAACAACGGCACGGCTGGCGTCGGCGCTACCTTGACCTTGTCGGTCGCGCTGACCGTTTTGGACGGATACACACTGCTTAACGGCGACCGTGTTCTGGTCAAGAACGAGGTCACCTCGGCCAACAACGGCATCTACACATGGGCCACTGGCGGAACCGTTCTGACCCGTGCAACCGACTTTGACACCGCAGCCGAGATGGCAAGCGGCGACTTCACGTTCATCACTAACGGAACCCTGTACGCCAACACGGGCTGGGTGCAGACCGACCCTGTCACCGTCGTTGGGACAAGCCCGGTCACTTGGATTCAATTCTCTGGCGCGGGAACCTACACCGCTGGCACGGGTCTGACGCTGACCGGAAGCCAGTTCAGCATCACCAACACGGCGGTCACCGCTGGCGCGTATGGCTCGGCCACACAGGTCGGAACCTTCACCGTCAACGCGCAGGGCCAACTGACGCTGGCCGGGAACACCACGGTCACTCCAGCGGTTGGCTCTATCACTGGCCTCGGGACGGGCGTAGCTACCGCGTTGGCCGTCAGCACAGGCTCTGCTGGGGCTTTTGTGGTCAACGGCGGTGCTTTGGGGACACCGAGCAGCGGCACTGTGACCAACCTGACTGGCACTGCATCAATTAACATCAACGGTACTGTTGGAGCCACTACTCCAACAACGGGCAACTTCACGACTGTGACTGCCACAACTGGAATCTTCGGAGGTACTTTCTAATGGCTGCATCTGGCTTCACCCCTATCTCGCTGTACTACAGCGCCACGGCTGCGGCCGTACCTTTGGCGGCAAACCTGACCGCTGGTGAGCTTTCCCTCAACACCAACGACGGCAAGCTGTACTACAAGAACAGCAGCAACGTGGTGACTTTGCTGGCGTCTACCGCAGGCTCTTCTGGTGATGTGGTTGGCCCGGCGTCGGCAACAGACAATGCGCTGGCAAGGTTTGACCTCACCACGGGCAAGCTGATTCAGAACTCTGTCGGCATCTTGAGCGATGCAGGCGTGCTGACTGGTTTGACTGGCCTCACATCGTCTGGCTCCATCACGCTTTCCAGCCTAACCTCTGGTCGCGTTACTTATGCTGGCGCGTCTGGATTGCTGACCGACTCAGCCAACATGACTTTTGATGGCACAAGCCTAT